CTGGTCTGCCTTTACTTCTGGCTCAATAATGTCAAACCCCAAGTCGGGACTTGCCATTGTTTTATCTCAGCCTTACTTTTCCAACACCTGGAATATATATAAAATCTCCAGCCTTCGCTCCGCTCTGAATTGCTTCATCTCTTGATTTATAAGTGGGAACAGCTTGTTGCGCCTGCCCCTGTGCTTGGGGTTGAGCCTGCACAGCAGGTTGCTGTTGGGAGGGTTTTACAACAGAAGGCATTCCATAGCTTTGTGGCATTTCTTGACCCTGCAATGATTGCAATCGGAGTCCAGCCCTACCAATTGCTTGTTCAGATTGCTTAATTTTCTCTCCAACTAAAGCTTCCTGCTTATTGTATGGCGCACCAAATAATGCACCAGGAAGGAAATCTGGACCAGGCTTCTCCCCGCCCATCATCCCTGCCCTTGCGCTTTGAATATCTTTTTTCTTTTGAAGATTGGCCTCAAGCTCTGTTTCTGCTTTAGCTTTATCAGCTTGATATTTCGTGTAATTGGTTGACTGCTGAAGCTCCCAATCTATCTGCCTTTGCTTTGCCCATTGCATTTTCTGTTCTGGCGGAAGGGCTTTGAATGGAATATCGTCACCGCCTACATTGACCTTAAAATCTTCAAATGGCAAAACTTGACGTTGTTGTGTCTGCTCTCGTAATTGTTCTGCTTGTTGATAATTTTGCAACTGCGCCTGCTGTAGTTGCTCGCCCAGTGCGGCCCTTCGCATAGCATCTTTATCCCCAAATGTCTGTGGGTACATTGCCGCTAAATCTACTGTAATTTTTCCCATAAATCTCCTTAAATTGATATGTTAGGTATCAACGCGCCAACCCCACCAGCAATTGAACCAAACTCTTGACCAAAGCTTCTGTAAGTTGCAGCTTGTGCTGCTGTCTTTGCGCCATAGGTGCTTGCAGCATAATTAGCTTGCGTATTGTAAAGTTTATTAAATTCGCTGGTAAGCGCAACAGGAATCTGTTGATCCACCGCTTGGTAGAAAGGCGATGCCGTAGATTGTGCCTGACCAAACTGACCAGGCAACGCTTGGTTGGCTTGGATGTACTGTTGCATCGCGCTCTGTTGCTGGCCTGTACGCTGGTTAGCCAAGTTGTAAAGCGAAGGTCCACCAGCGACAAAGCCTGCCGCTGCACCGAGGCGATTCTGTTCTAACCCCTGGCGTAAGGCTAGATCGCGTCCAGCAGCCGCACCAGTACTCTCGCCAGATCCAAGGAAGCTCTGTGCTGCTCCATAGCGTGCCAGCTTGCGTTGTTCGCCAGCCGCGCCAATCTGCGAAGCTTCTTGCACTGCTGGTCCAAGGCCAAAGATATTGCCCCTAGCAGTCTGCGCCCCACGGATGGCTTGTTCGTAGCCACGGCGTTCTTCCGCGCCAATGGTCGAGCCAAGGCGGAGTTGGTTCATCGCCTCTTGTTCGAGGGTGTTGCGAAGTTCTTCAGTCTGCGGAGTAGTAGTCGCGCCTAGTGGCTCAGTTGCCATCTCGCGGTACTGACGGCCAAGACCAACCGCAGTGCGGTAGGAATCGGGGTCAATCTGGAAAAGCTGTTGTGAGGCACGCTCCTCTGGAAGCTGTAGGTATTCCCTAAACGTAGTGATCTGACTAGCAGCTTCAGGCGTGCCTAATGTGATTGGCTTGAAATCCTTTATCTTGGAATCTGCCTCAACGATTGCGCTCTGCACGCTGGACAAGTCTGACTTCAGTTGTTTAACATAAACATCGCTGGAAGTGCGCCTTGGATCTTTTGCTGGAAGCTGATCAAGCAAAGTCTGGGCTGAGTTAAGTCTTTCGGTAATACCAGCAATTTGAGCGTTGCCCCTATCAGCAATAGACCTCAAGGTTCCAAGCCTGCTATTGTTGTAGTCGTTTAGAATTTGATCGTCTGATACTTGAAAATTGAGTCTGGTGGAAAGGTCGGAAGCACCAAAGTTGTTTGAAGCTGAAAGAGATTGTACTGATGGTGATGTCATGCTTTGTCTATTCTGTTCATTAAAGGTTGGGTTGCCACCAGCAAGACCAGCGATTTGTTGGGCAAGGCTGTTGTAGGTATTTTCTTTTGCATTAGTATCGGAAAGAAGTTTAGATTGTTCATCTTGCTTGGCTTGTATTTTTGCAAGTTTAATGTCTGTGCTTTTTGCGACAGCTTGGCTATATAATGATTCCGAAAGGTCAAGTGCTCCCTGCCATTCTACATCATAAGGCTTTCCCCCGCCATAATTCCAAGGTTCTTCGTAGGGGGTGATATTGCCATCCTTGTCAACATTGTACCTTGTGTATGTGCGGCCATATTCGGACATATTATTTAGTCTTTTAAGTAGTTAAACTTGGATTAGCAATGTTCGTACCAATCGTCCCATAGATGTCTTGGGGTGGCATATTACGAGGTGCAAATGCAACGCTAGGTTCAACCGAGGAATAGGGCGAAGCTCCATAAAGCCTTCCGAACTGGCGAGTCATCTGATCCCCTAGCCCACGATTCAAGGCATACGCCTGGGGGCTTTGTTCGTAAGACCTACGCAACGCTTCGGTAGTACGCTGTGAACCAAACTGCCGTTCATTCTGTAGCGCGGCTAAGGTTGCAGCCTGCTGGTCTAAAGCCGATAATTGACGCTCCAGCGAGCGTTGCTGGGGCATATACTGGATGCGAAGCTTGTTCTCCATCGCAGCCATCTCTGGAGACTTCTCTAGGTAAGTCTCAACATTCTTCTTGTAGGCATCAGCATTAGCCTGCGCGACCGCTGCTGGGTCGGGCGGTGGAGGCGGTGAAGGAATAGATGGAGAGCCACCCATATTAAGCCAAAGCTTTCTGCATAAATTTCATATAATCGTACTTTTTTTGAACTCCATTGCGGTTAAAGATTAGGCTCCTGCGGGGGCCAAACCTATCCCACAGGATAGTCAGCAGGCATTGCATAGCCCTTCGGCTACGAGCAGTACTTCTACCATCTGTAGAGGTCACAGTCAAGTCAACAAAGGCAGTATCTCCATTAGGTCTATGTAGGTAATGGGTAGGTTCTTCTGATCCATTGATCACCCTAGCAACCGCTACCCCTACTATTTCCTCTCCATCCTTGGCAACTCCAACCATGCCACGCTGGTTGTACCAGCTAAACCACTCCCTAAAGATAGGCCAGCGAGACTCTGGCACGCCAGATAGCTCAACATACTCCATAGCGTTCATATGGTCTTCTGTATCTCGATGGTGTCTGGGTTGGCTGCTGCCATGATCTGGCGAATAGCCATCTTGTTTGCTGAACTAGAAATCTTGATATTGATTAAACGCCACTTCTCATACTTACGAAGGTCATTGGCAATCTTCTTTTTAACCGAGGAAGGTAGGACGGCTGGCAGGGTAAATGGCAAGGTTAGGGTTGAACTTGCAATGTTTATGTTGGGTACAACGCTGACATCCCCCACATCCACATCACGCTGGATGAAGATGTTGGCATCATTGGAGAACGAGTTATCAAATACAACCTCGAAATGTGATCCATATTTAAGCGAGAAAGGATCATTAAAGTCAAAGTCTTTGGTTCTTACGAATGACTCGTAGGCTGTTCCTGAATCAACGTAATCGGTAGTAGTAGTTCCAGCGGGACTCTTGAACCCAGAGTACTTACTAATAAGTCCTGTGGTATTTTTCAACATCAACCTTGAACCTTCAGCGTTGAAATTGGTTAGGGCAAACTGCATTGCTTTCAGAGTCCAGGTTCCTTCAAACGCCCCTAGCGCAGTGTTGTACACCAGCAGGGTATCGTTGGTATCATTGGCCTCAGTAGGTATAGACAAGAAGTATCTATTATCGTAATACATGGCGGTAGATACTGCGATAGCCTGCGTGTTGATGCTTTGGATAACGTCCTTAACTATCTCGGAAATAGGTATTCCAACTGAGCTAAAGTCATCCGCTACTGACCGCACTAGCGACCTAATACCATTGTCGGACAAGAACAATATATCGCTACTAACTTGAACCGCAGTACCAGTAGCAACGCACCCTGTATTATTGGATATGATAGACACAATCCAATCCGCTGCTGTGACTGCATCACTTGGAACTTCCACTTGGAACACCCTGCGCTTCTTGAATACGATGATCCTATTCTTGTAGTAAGGAACGATTGCAGTTATCTCGTCACCATCATCGCCGTTGACAACAATGCTGTTGGTCGCATCCCATATAGAAGGATCTAAAATGTCGGAGGCGTAAAGCGTGTTTCGGTCAACCCCAGAACCAACGGCAAACAACCTGTTCTCCGTGTTAATCAAAAGCCTCAAGCCTTGTGGCGGTGGGCTGACAGTGGCTGTAGCAACCGCGCCAGACCCATTGCCAATGATTGTGATTGTAGGCGCGGTTAAATAACCAGAACCGTCATCAACAACAGTCACGCCTGTTACCGCTCCACCAGCAACTGTTGTAATAAAGGTTGGCACCGTACCGCCCAAGTTAGGTCCAGTAGCAATTGCAGTCGCGCTTGTGTATCCAGTTCCAGCGGTAGTAACTGTTACGGCACGAACCTTACCACCTTGCCTAGTAATAATGCTACCATTCCAGAAATGAAAGTCTCCGTCAGCATCAGCCAAGTACATCTTGTCGTTAAACTGAGCCATCGAAACTTCAGTTGCGCTGTTGACTGAATAGCCATTAGCCCATTGCTGGGTGGTGTAGGAGTCCCATGTGTTTGTGGATTGAAGCCAAGTAGCATCAATTGGATGCATGGTGGCACTACCATTTGACTCGATGCTGAAGAACCTTCCGTTGGTTACAGTAAGCAACTGCTCGTTGGTAGATGTCTCGTAGTAACGCATCCCACCCACAGAACCAACCGCGCTGGTAGCAGTAGTGCAAAAGTTTGTCGTACCAACCCGAGTTTCAAGATTACCCTTTGGGGAAAGGGTCATATTTTGTAACTGCTGTACTTGATTCTCGGCTAGTAAGTCAGATTGCAGGCCACTAGCTTGCCCGCCTAAAAAGCTCCTAATGCCATCAAACGTCAGGACATCATCCGTTGCGTCAACGAAGTATGGCATGGTAGTTAAATTATCTCTTCGATTGAGAGATCGCCTAGGCTGATTGGTGTGATCTGTTTCATCCCGCCAACTTGAGAGAGTTCGTAGTTAGCCATTGCAGCGAGGTCAGAGTTAGCGGCCTGGGTAACAATCTGCGACTTACCATACTGACGCTCACGCTCTAGGGCATCGGCGTGGGTCAAGGCCAAGACAACGTGGCTTACATGGGGAAGGCGAAGCTCATCAGCAATCGCGCTGGCAGAGGGGGGGAAGTCAACGACAAAGTTGGTTCTGGTTAGACACTGAAGCTTTTGCACGACCAAGAGCGTGTTTGTGCTGGTAGTTTCTAGGATTGGGTAAAGGTCAAGCTCTGCTGTCCCGCCAGTGTTGCGACCCTTGAAATAAAAGAATACAGGTGTGCCAGTGCTGCTGTTATCAAGTAAGGCAGAGTTTTGGCTGACAATGGTTGCCAAGTCCATCGCCTGCAACTCTGCATTGTTGTAGGCAACCGAAAGCGGGTTCTCTACATTTGAGCCAAGAGTGACTGTCCTGCTACCAGCAGTAACGGCGTAGGTAGATGTGGTAACGCTTTCACGCCAGGGTGCAAAGTTCCATACCCGCCTGTAGTTTAGGCTGGCTGATTTTTGCAGGAAGGTAAGCGTATCGGCATCGGTCTTGCCAATCTTCTCGCCTGCGTATTGGGCGATTTCAGTTAGGGTCATTTAGCTTGATGAAATTGAATTAGGATCAATCTCAACTTCGTTTTCGTCAAAGTATTTAACTTCGCCAGTTGTACAATTAGATTCAATTCTTGCTATCATAAATTAGCCCTCGTACATGATGTTGACTGAACCAGTGGCAAAAGTATCGGTAGCTCCAACAGTTGTTATGCGAACTCGGTCTAATGTGGCTGAAAGTGTTTTAGAACCACCTCCACCCAAAATATTTCCTGTGCTTATTTTACAAGAATGTGATTCTATCCATATATTGCCAGAAATATTTGCTATTTGAACTAATCCAGAATTTGAATTAGAAGTACTTGAAGATTGTATGGCATATCCGTCAGTTCTGCTTATTCCAGCAGAACCTCCAGCACTATCGGTTGTTACGGATGTGCTGACATATCCAGTATTTTCAATTCCACCAGAATCGCCAATCTGGATTAAGATACTATTTACACCGCTTGTGCTGACTTCATTAAGCATCACGGTAATCCGCTTCGCCCAACTTGGAATACCAATAAAGTCAATAGCTGTACCACTTGTAGATGCTACGGCAGTAGCGGAAGTAAATGGTTGCGATAGTTTGGCTGGAGTAATTGATGCCGTGCCAATTGTCCCTGTCCCTTGAGTAATTGTAAAATCTCCAGCAAGAGTGGTGGATAGATTACCAATCGTTCCAGTAGTGCTATTGAGAGTAGTAATTGTTCCTGTGGTAGTATTTAATCCAGCAATAGTTCCAGTTGTGCTATTTAGCGTGGCAACAGTTCCAGTTGTGCTTATTAGATTGGTAATGGTTCCTGTTGTGCTATTAAGCGTAGCAACTGTTCCAGTTGTAATGCTTGCCGTACTCGCCGTCAACGTCTGAACTGTTCCATTGGTGATATTGGCCGCAGTAGATGTAGTCGTTCCAGCCGTCAGGGTTGGGATAGTCCCAAGCGTGATATTGGCAGTGCTTGAGGTAAGGTTAGGAATCGTTCCAGTAGTAATAGTCGCGCTGGTGCTAACTGTGCGATTGCCAGTAGCAGTGCCGTAGGTCAACGCACCAGTAAGGTTTAGGTTTACAAAAGTTCCACCAGTAAGCGCATCGTCAAACAGATTCTGAACTGTTGCACGCCTAGGCGCACCTGTATCAGAAACACCGCCAACAGCAATCAGAAGCTGGTCAGCAGTTCCTACTGTTGTTAATTCGGTCTGGGTTGTGATTAGCCCAGCATAAATTGATGTATCATCAATAAGGTTATGCAGGCCAGCCGCAGTGACAGTGCCGTTAGTGGCAAATGTAGTTGTTCGATTTAGAATTGTTGCCATAAATTAAGCCGTAAACCTTAGTGCGGTTGCAAAGAAAATGCCAGCGGGGATTGTCCCAGCGGTTGCGCCTAAATTAACGATTGAGTATTGCACAACATTCGTGGCCTTCGGATAAAAAGATAGCCCCAGATTTGTTGTGCCAGTAGCC